TTCTGAGAGACATATTTAACAATTGAACTAGATGTAGCATTGATACTATCTAAACTATCATCTGTTTCAATTAATACACAACTACTGAATTGTCTTTGTGGTGTACGAACACCTGCCATTACAGGAGTCGGTAATGAGATATCAAAAGTACTAATTGCGTCATAGTAATCTTTTACCCATTTTAATCTTTCTTCTTTATCATAATTGCTGAATAGTGTTGCCGCAATTAAAACATATGCCATTTGTGGTGTTTCGTAAATTTTATGTGTAACACGATTTTGAACTAGATATTTTCCTCGAAACTGTTCCATTCCTACATAAGTAATATCAAAATCTCTATCATGTTTGATGAAACTATTAATCTTTTCCCATTCTTCTACAGTATAATCTTCTAATAAAGACTTATCATAAAATCCAGAGTTGACATTTTGTTTAACTAAATCAAGTACATGTGATGGCTCAAAAGCACCATATACTTCTTTTCTAATATGATAATTGATTAGATTTCCAGCAACCCATTGATAATTTGGTAAATCTTCTGATATTAACTCAGCCGCGGCTTTAATTAATGTTTCTTGTATTTCACTACTTGTCATGCCGTTGTAAAATTGAATATGCGATTTTAATTCTACTTCACTTGCTGACACGTTATTGATATTGTTACAGGCCTCAAAGACGACCTTATGCATTTTTTCTAAGTCTAATTCTTCTTTCTCTCCGTTTCTTTTAACTATTTGAATCCCAGTCATTGTTCCTCATTCCTTAATATGTGTTAATCTCCGAATCTTCCATTCCTGCAACACGTAACTTTATGATGTTAGACAGTTGGAAGTGTTTAATTTCGAATCCTTTTGTTATGCCAAGGTATTGATTTCTAACCAATGCTACTTGGTTTATCAATTCACCAATAGCAACAATTTCGTCTTCGCCGTCTGCGTATTTTTCAGCATCTCTGCTACTCAATACTTTATTATAATTCTCTAAATATTTTCTTAGATACTGACTTCTCTTTTTACGCAACTGAATATTTAGATGTTCAAGTATTGCTTCTATCTCTTGTAACTGAGCAAATCTCAATTCAACGAATGCAGGAAGTTGAGTAGAGTTCTTTTCAACATTACCCTTAATCTTAACTTCCTTTCTCGCATCCACCAACTCACTTTCAAAAAATTGAATGCAGTTAGGAATTTTACTCCAGTCTTTTACTATGTCGCTATACCAATTCATCAGTCCCAATCATTATAATCATCGTTGTCATCTTCATCATCTTCAAAGTATCGGTCTAATGCAACTTCTAGAATCTTGTCACCATCGATTAATATCTCTATGTCTTCGGGACTCATTCCTAGTTCATCACATTGTTTTATAAACATTTCTCCTGCTTCTATTCTATCTTTTCCTGGGATATAATTTATTAAAGTTTCCCACAACTCGTAAAGCGATTCTGATTCCAAGATGTCTCCTCTTAGTTTGTCTTGTTGGTGTAAGCAATGTATTTATTACATTTTGCTTTTTTCTTAAACTTCTGAGTCAACTTGTTCCAATTCGTGCTTTTCGTCATCCAGATTTTCTTCATTCCAGTCTTTCATAACAATATCAAGTTTTTCAGATGTCCAGTTCTTACGGAACTCAATCATTTCTTCACCTGATTTTGTCTTATATTTCAATCGATTACCTTGCTTTATTAATACTCCTTTTGCTTCAAAAAACTCAACTAATCCAGAATACGGTGACATTCCAGTTTCATATGGAATCTCTACTTGAACACCCTCAAATGGTTTAGCATATCTTGTTTTCATTACTTTACAAGCCGCTCTAATACCATGTACTTGGGATGTCTTATTACCATCTGCGTCTACTTTTAGTTTAAGTTTCTTCATTGCTACTACAATTGAAGATGCATAGATAAATCCTTGACCACCTGATATTTTATCATCTGGGTCAAACATATCTTGTGATGCATAAGTATGATTTGTCGCAACTAAACCGATATTATAGTCACCAAACATATTCACACTATTTCTTACTAGTGCCGCTAGGGCTTTTGGTTTACGACCCATATCACCTTTCATGTCACCACGATTAAACTGGTCAACATCGGTTGGGGTCATCATCATTCCAAGACTATCGATAACAAATAACACTTTAGGACGTTCTCCATCTGGTGCATCGGCATATTCTGCCTTATAGTCTTTCATAAAGTCTGAAACAATTTTAGCAACATCATCAATCATTGCTACATTCAATTTTAGTAGTTTTTCTGGTGTAGTATCTACATCGAGTGCGTGTAACCACGTTTCATCTAATGCGTTCTCACTATCGATTAGTACTACAAAAATTCCTTGGTCTTGTGCATTTTTAACTACGTTACCGGCGGCTACAAATGATTTACCTGCACCACTTTCACCTGCAAAGACTGTTACTTTACCTAGTGGAATTCCTTTATGAAATTCACCACTGATAAGTTTATTTAATGTGTAATTTCCTGTTGATATCCAAGTGTCCGGGTCTCTGAAACCCACACTCATGCCTGGAACAGATTTTGTTATGTTTTTGCGAAATTTACTCGCATCAAAGGCTCGTGCCATATAATTCTCCTTATGTGATATTTTATATAAAAGTATGGGGAGATTTACTCCCCACACTCATATTGGTTCTTAGTCAGTTTTTCTACTACGAATCATTGCTAAGATATCTGCCGCATCGGCCTTTGGTGCATCAGCAGTTGTTTCTGCCGTTGCTGGTGCCGGTTTTGGCGTTGGTGTTGGTGTTTCAGCAACAGGTGTTGTTTCTGCTGGTGCAACTTCTTTAACTTCTTCTACTTTTGGAGCAGTTGGAGTTGGAGTTGCAGGTGCAGAAGTTCCTGCTGGAACATCTAACCCATAAGGTTTATAGTGCTGTCCCCAACGAGTCGGGTCATACAATTCACCATCAACAGATGCTTCAAACATCTCTGTGATTACTCGCATGTCATCCTCAGTTGGACGTTTTGGCATGAACTCATTCAAGTCGAAAAGACCATGAGTTTCAATTGCTTGACGTTCTTCTTCATTTAGTGAACGTTCTTTACGTGACCAAGATGAAGTTGAATAGTCAGCATACTGACCTTTTTGTGTTTTAGTAAGACGGAAGTCTGTACCTTGTTCGTAATCTGTTGGTAGATTATCCATGTCTGGGTCCATTAGAGCCGCCTTCAATAATTTGAAGATTTGTGGTCCAATGATAAATCTACGAACTGGATTTTCTGGTTGTTCACCACCGATAGGGTCAGTTACAACCAAACCTTGGAAAACGTATGAACGCTTTTTCCAATATGTACGACCTAGGTCTTCCATTGCTGGGTCTTTAAACCAAGGGCGTATCTCTGCGTGAATTGGGCACGATTCTCCCCACATTTCAACGCAAGGTACTTGAACGATTACTCGTTTAGTTTCGTCACCGCCTTTAACACCAGGGAACGGAAGTTTGATAACTTGACGTTCTTTCCAAAAGAATGTGTTAGTGGGGTCTGAGTCTGGAAGAAATCTCAATACTGCTGTATTGTCATTTTCCATATTCCAGAAAGGATAGACTGCATCTGAACCTCGATTTGCAGATGAGTTCTCTGATGCTTTGTTGTCTTGTGCAAGAAGTTTTGCACGGATTTCTGCTAGTGTTGCCATTATATTTCTCCTATATTAGCCTTTATTAGTTGTTTAAATATTAGTTATTATTAGCCTATGTGTACCATACAAATGTAACTAATGATACTATTATACTTATCTTTTTTCTTAAAGTCAAGCATTAAATACGTCTTTTTGGATGTTTTTTGAAAGCATAAAAAAAGAGAGTTTTAACACTCCCTTTTATTATAGCATAAGTTGACAATGAATGTCAACAAGAAAATTATTTATTTTTAAAAATTATCAACACCTGCTAAATGTCTTATTCTGACTTGGTCATCATCTGGTCCTGATGCGAATGCACCATCTTCATCTTCGCCAGATGGCTTATCAATCATTTGTGGTGGATAAATCTCGTCTTCTGAAGACCAGCCTACTATTTCTTTAATTTTATTACCATCTTCGACTGCAACGATTGCCGCACCATTGACATTATCTTTAATCTCAGATACCTTCATGTTAAGATAACCTGAGTGGTCAGTTTCAGAATGAGTAGAACCTACTCGTACTATTTCTAAATAATCTTTAATTTCACCTTGTAAATCAAAACGATATGCTGGATGATTTTTCATGCCAAAAACTACGGCATCGCCCATCTCCCAATCTGCTTCATTCGACATTTTTACCAATTTGTCAAACATCGATTTGTCTTCGTTTAGTTCAAGATTTTTTTTTTCGATGACTTTATCACTATCAAATTTAGAGAATGCTTCTTCTAGCATTTCAGATATTCTAGTATCTGCTGATTTTGGCTCTACAGTTTCTACTGATGCCTTTGACATCTTAAGTAACTGGCCTGCTACTTGCATATCTTCTTTATCAATTCCTCTTGGATTTGAACGAATTGCATCTGCGATATCTGTTAAGAAGAATGATATTTCAGCCGCTAAATCGTGACCTTTCTTCTTAGCACCTTTATCTTTTAATGTGTCTACTGTTACTCTATCAGCAAGACCATCAAACGTTAACGCAATTTTAGAAATCTTATGTTGAGCCGCTTCTTCTGGTGTACGAGGTTCAGCAAACTGCTTCTTAATTTTATCATAATCATATGCTGGATTACTTGGCTCGCCAAATGTTATCTTATTAACTAACTCACCAGTCTTCTTAACTGTTTGAGTCATTATCTCTTTAACTCTTGCAGTTTGATTATCTCTACGGTCTGTCATTTCTTCTTCGTTTACACGATGAACAAGTGGTAGAATATCTTTTAATGATTCTTCAAATGATGTCTTTGTGAATTTTTGAACGTATGAATCTAAAGTTTCTTCTGAAATCTCTGCTTGTTTGTTCTCACCTTTAAGAGCAATACCTTCGATAAATTTAGCATAACCTCTAGCACTTTGAATTCTCTGTACTGTTTCTTTAATTGAGTTCATACTACGTCTAACATTTAGTACAACTTTACGATTGTTTTCATTTACTAATTGTTGTCTGTCTACTATCTTAGTAAACTCTTTTAATTGTGCTAGATTACTAGATAACTCTACAATTGCTTCTCCTACCATATCATGTGTTTCACCGCCCGATGCGATATGACGTGCCATTGCTCTTGCACCATTTAAATGTAAAAATGGATATTTGAAACGTTCGCCTTCTGATGTTTCAACAAAGATTGCTGAAATGTTACGTGAACGAGAACCACGTGATTCTTCGTTAACTGGCGCACGATGTTTTAGTATTAGACGTACGTTTTCTAATGTTTGACGGCTAGTACGTGAAGACCCAGACAATGGGCCCATGCCTTCATTGAATAAGTCATTCATGGTATTCTCCTGATTTTGTTTAACCTTATATGCATAGTTTTTAGGTTCGATATGTTTTCCGAATGAACGAATATCGAAATCTAACATATTAGTGCGTGCCAAGGATTTCAATTGATTCATCATATTATTAATTTCTGGATTATCTATATCAACATCTTCACCAATATGAAACTTTAATTCGTTAGTATTATCGTCAATCTGAACCATCATATTTGGGTCTTTAACGTAAAAGAATCTTGCTTCGTCTGGTGTTGCTACACTCTTGCCGCTACTAGCATCGAACATTCTCATTTTGTGTCCACTGCCCTGCATCAACTTCATAGTCTTCTTTGCGATGTCGTTTAAATTAATTGCCATAGTTAATATTTCCTACTGTGTTTTATGTATTTATCAAAATATCACAGGAAGTGGGTCGGAGTAATCACTATCTGCATCGTCTAGTCTCTCACCAAGCATTTCTTCATATCCTTCTTCAAATCTTGATATAAACTGTATTTGTCTCACACATAATAGGGTTGCTGAGACTAAATCGTCTGTTTCTCCTGATTTTGCCTCGTAACTTTTACCTTTTGCTATAAATGTTTTTAATTCTCTTATTAAATTTTTACTCATAGGAATCATCTTATCACTTTCAATCCAGGATTTCATTTTCATACAGGCTGTGATTTTTGTCTTATATGTTGTAGTAAATCCTTTTCTGGATGCCCTCTGTCTACCTTTTTTCTTCGGTTCATGCAAGAATGTTCCAGGAAATCTATCTTCTTCCATTTCTTCAATGACTATAAGAGCGGCTTCTCCTAATGAGTTGTTCTCTACAGACCAATATAAATCTGGTTGAGTATTTCCTAGTTCTGCCATCTCATCTTTAATAATAGTGAGAACTGTATGCATTGTTTGTACTTGTCCTCTCACATCTGTTCTGTTATTTTGCCATTCTGCAACTTGTGTAAGTTCTGGTAATGCCCAAACTTGAATAGCGGCATTGTCACCGCCTGTTCCCATAGACGGGTCAAGTCCTACAACATAAGTAGAATCTTTATTGATATCTTCAAACCAACGAATTTGTCCTGTACGTAATTTTGGTTCAACACCTTTAATTCCTGACAACTTCAAACTATTAACTAACGTCTCATCATAAGCAATAAACTGACATTCGTGTTCTCTTAAGAAACGTTCTTTACCAACACGTGCTTCTTCTTCAACTGACCATTGTTTATCTCTATCTGGATGTTGATGCCATAATGCTTTGTACGGTTTAAAACCATTTATACCCACATCTGTTTCGTTTCCATAATCATCTAATTGTTTATTAGCACCTGACCAAATAATTGCAAATTGGTCATCATCTAAGTTTGGTGTTGAAGTGATAATTGCTTTACCACCCGTTGCTAATGTTGGAGATATAGAAGTCCAAAACTCTTTCGCAATTGTTGGTCGCACAAACGCAAACTCATCTGCGTATAGTAACGAGATTGAAAGACCACGACCAGTATTTTCTGTTGTTGCTTGAGCAATGATACGAGAACCATTATCAAATTCAATACTGCCTTTGTTATAGTTTGTTACACCAGCACGAATAAAATCTGGACACATCTCATATGCATATCTAATTCTGTGCATAATCTCTTGGGCACCAGAATATTTGTGTGCCGCAATAAGAACTGTTTGGTCTGGATTGAACATTGCATACCATAATAGATAACCAGCCGCTGTAGTTGATTTGCCCATCTGTCTGCCCAACATAGATATAGAAAATCTATAATTATGATAAGATTGTGCTAAATCATGTTGATATGGATATGCCGCATATAACATTTGCCCTTGTGTTGGATGCTGAATCCAGAAATACTGATTCAAAAAATAGAACGGGTCCGTCATACACTTGCTAAATTCTAACAATTGTGTGTTACTAAATTGGGTTTTTTGATATGGTTTTTTTGTTAAATCTGCCATCTATTATATACTCAGTTAATTCTAATAGTATTTATCATTCGTTAGAACTTAATAATCTGGTATATATGATAAATACTATTGATGATTGAAGATTCCCACTTCAACATCATTCACATGGGAGAAATAAAATGGCAAGATATAGAGGTTTAAGAGCAGTTGCTGGAATGTCGAAGATTAAGGTCAGACGTACAATCGATTTAAGAGAAATGGCTGATTTTGGTGCGATTACATCTAGTGGCGATGATTTACCAACTAGAGGTGCTGGACACAGAGCATCAACTGGTGGTTCTACAGGTTTTACACGTGGTTATACTACGCTAGGCGAACTTACTGGACCTGTTGTTGATACTCAAAACTTCGGTTCAATTACAGACACAGCATCAAGTACTGTTAGACACAATGACGGAACTTATGCATACTAATTGATAATCAACTCTAATTGAAATTTAGAAAACCCGGCTTTATGTCGGGTTTTTTATTGACAAAAATCCAAGATAATGTATACTATTAACAACTGCCCGTAGTTCAGTTGGATAGAACATTGGTTTGCGGAACCAAAGGTCACAAGTTCGAATCTTGTCGGGCAGGCCAAAACAAAAAAGTCTCACTAGGAGACTTTTATTGTTTGCAATGGAGGAATGCTTTTAATTTTGATAATTTATTAAATCTTTAAGTCTGTTTTGGTCTTCATCAGCAACAGCAACTTCAGTTTCAACAACTTCTTCTACTGCTTCTGATACTGTATTACAACCACAATCACATTCTGGACCACAATTACAATCTGAACCGTGACCACAACTGCAATCTTCTTTTAATTCTTCTTCTTTCAATTCGTCAGTTTCTTCTACTTTTTCTTCTGTAGTTTCTTCTTTTTCTTCAACTGCTTCATCTTTTTTGCCATCTTTAGCGGCTAACATTTTTTCGAAAGCGGCTTTTTGTGCTGGACTTTGCTTTTCAGTAATTTCTTCAGTAGTTTCTTCTACTTTATCTTCTGGAAATTCTTCCATCATTGCATCGTAGATTTCATTTTCGTCTAAAGAGTACTCTAATGGGTTATCGCCAAGAGTTGGTTGAATTGATTTCTTCTGTTTTGAAATGCTTTCTGGTGACTTCTTAGAATAATCATCTAAGTCTAGTTCATCATTTGCTTCTGTAGGCTCATAAACTTCTGCTTCTACTTCTTCAGTTACTTCTTCTTCCGCAACTGGCTGTGCATCTTTAAGACCTGCTAGTTTCATCAATCTGATGATATCTTCTGGATTCTCTGTAACAGTCTCTTCTGATGTTGTTAGTGTATATTTTTTAGTCATTTTCGTCTCCTGTTATGACAGATGGAGTAGATTTCTCATCTTTTGACATTTGTTCTTGTGGAGTATCAGATTTAGGTTTAACACTAAGTTCATTCTCTACAGTTGTTTGTTCTTTTTTCTCTAAATCGTTTAAAAACTTATCTACAAAAGTTTTACCGTAAGTTTTACCATCATCTGACGTTTCGTCATAATCTGATGCTAATAGTGCCTCTTTATCTTCGTCTTCTTCAACTTCTTCTTCAGGTTCCCATCCTTCTGGATGAACTACAACATGAGTAAGATGAACACTAAGCAAATCACTTAGTTGTTGTCTTAGAATATCTGCTGATAATGGATAACCAGTAACGATATCAATTTTTGAAACTTCTGAGTTCTCTACATCTTTGAAAAACATTGGATTCTTAGTGATAGGTGTCTTTGATGTCTTAGACATCGATTTAAGGTCATATTTTGACAAGAATGCCTCAATGCGATTTTCATCTCCCTCATCTAAGTCACAACAGAATCTCAATGTGAATTTGTGTTCTTTCGTTGACTCTGTTAGGTATTGTTTAAATGTTTTCATTATATGTTCTCTATTGTGTTAATTCAAATAACTTCTATTCTTATTTATCATTTTTTATATCTTTTTGGGCGTTTTCTATGCGTTTTAACAGTTCATTTCTATCAATTGTGACTGCACCATCACTTTCTAGTTCAGTTCCATCGCCTTTATGCTTAGAAATGTTATGGTCCAACTTGGCTTTCTGAAGTTGAAGATTAATCATCTTTAATTTTCTATCAACTTTGCTATCTTTTGCTTCCATAGCCGTTTTTAGCATCTGATTTGCTGTCTCTAACAACTTAGCACCAGCATGTACTTCTACGTTCATTCCTAATGAAAGTAAATCATTGAATGCATCCAGAGCCTTTTGATGAATATCATCCATCTCTTTATCGTGTTGATTAAGGTCTTGAACCACTGGAAGTGCATTATCTATCTTTTCAGTAGTTTTTAACTCTTTATAAAGAATTTCTGATAGTTCTTTAGATTCCTCTATTGTTGGTGTTGATTCTTCTTCAACTGGCTCAACCTTTTCTTCTTCAGTTGACTCAATATTAAAGGTTTCTTCTAGTTTTTTTGTCATAGTTTACACTCTTAATTAATTATATACGTATTTATCAAAAATAAAGTTGCCGTTTTTTGTAGTCATAGTAGCGATATGAATAATGGATAACGGCATCCCTCACCTTAGATATAAGTAACTTATATCGGTCCTAAGGTGTGTTATCTAGGTTTTATGGGCTTCTTGGGTCTTTTGACTGCTTTAGGTTTTTTAGTATTTGAATAGATATCGTTCTCATTAAGAACTCTAAACTTCATACCTCTTTTTCTAGCCCATTGTGTAGCGGCTTCCCACTTAGCATAATTTACTGCTACTTGTGCCTGTTGAACCCTGCCACGTGCGAATTTTGGATTTGATTGATTTGCTGGCTTTATTTCTATTAATTCTGCGTTCTTCTTTCCTTTAGAATCTCTATATACGACAATAAAGTCAGGAACGTATGATGTAATTTTACCAGATAAAGGATTTTTGTATGAGATTCTGACAGGTTCACTTGCCCATGCCATTACATTGGGATTTGTGTCACAGAATTGCATAAAAGTCTGTTCCCAACTACTTCTGAAAACGGGTGTTCCCTTTCCAGAATATTTTTCTTCGTTTATTATTGTATAGTAACCTTTGTGGAATGTTGGCATTATTTAATAATCGCTCTTGCGACATAAGTGTTTGGAGAACGAGGAGTCATTTTACCCGTCTGAAATCCAAATCGCAATGCGTTATTAAAGACGAATGCTCCTAAATCATTGAAAGCAGAGTTATCTGAAACTTGGTCAATAAAATCATACGGATTGACACCATATAATTTTGCTATTCTTGTAATTTCGACAGCGTATGCTTCTGCTTTCTCTTGGTCGAAACCCCTTTTTAGTAATTTTGCAGTTAAGATATCTAATTTCATTATAATTTCCTATTAATTATTTAATATCCTTCTTAAGATTTCTTTACTCATGCCCATTGGCAATTCAGTGTTATTAGTTTTGTGTACTACTGGTTCTGGATTAGTAACAACAGATTGATTTGCTTTTGTTGTAGTAGCATATGCACCTTGTGCCGAACCTTTTGCGCCATCAATGATTCTTCTACCATCAATAGCCGTATTCATAGGGAACCCAGTTGCTTCAATCATTTTATTCTTAAACGCTTTTTTGACGTTACTTGCATCAAATTTACGTCTTCCAAAAAATGAACCAATTAGTTCCTGAACTAGTGCGTCACCTACATCCGTAGAGTAACCTGGAAATATAGTCTTAGGTGGATTGCTATCTCCAATACCACCAAAAGTTGGGATATCTGGATTTGTATATGTTGCTTCATATGGAGTATCAAATTTATTTTTTGGAAACTCAGCATATTTAGAAAATCTTTCTGCCCTTGCCGCATCAATGACACCAATTCGTTTTTTTAATGCACGTTCTAATTCAGCATTACCTGTCTCATTAGGATTTTGAATTTGAGCATTATACAAAGTCATTAACTCACTAAGTTTTCTATTAGTATCTTCGTATGCTTGTTGGTCTTGTTTTAACTCATCAGTGATTTTTTCTTTGAATCTACCATCTTCTGTTCTAGGACCATATCCAGTATCACCAAAGTGGTCAGGATAAAGATTACCTTCTTTTCTCTTAAGTTGTGGACTTAACTTATCCATCATGTAATCCATTCCCAATGTCATCCAGGCTGGGAATGCTACATCTTCAGTGCATTCTCCAAATATTATATTTTCTGGTTGAATTGAAAAATCCATTGTTCTTAGTTCAGTAAGACTATAATCACTGCCAGAAAATGTAATACCTGTAACTAATGGATTTATTAGTTCAATTTTCTGAAGTGAGCCTGTGCCTACATTGATTCCTTCTCCTTGTTGTGGTGTAGCACGAGAACCAAAAAACTCATTAGTATTAGTGCCAGGATTCCAAGCAGTTGATTGAAGATTACCAAAGAAATGATATATTATAATCTTTTCAAAATGTTGATGATAATACGCATGGCCCCAATCTGGTACCTTTCTACCATATGCGTGAGAACTTGTTAATATTTCCTCTGCGTTTGCTCCAGTGACTTTAGCATCTTGATTCTTAAAAAACTTTCTGTATATAGATTCAGCAACGTTAAACATCTTACCATCAACTGTATCATACATCGTAATTGATACTTCTGGAAAATCTACACGAGTAGGAACGTGAACACGTTTGCCGTATTGGTCAACTGGCATTGTTGAAGTTTGTATGGAAATAGGAGATACTGCTTTTGCTAATGAAGAAATACCCATAGTTGCACCTCTCTTATTATCAAATACTGGAATAAATTCCAAGTACCAGAGGTCAGATAATTTAGGGGCATTTTGGGTAATAGGAGAGCCGAACTCTCCTGAAAAGCCAAATCTGTGTTTTGCGTTAGCACTATCGGCTAAAACTCGTTTAGCCGTGTTCTTTCCACTTTTTCTATAATACGACATGGAGTTTACTCCTCCCGGTTAAATTAACCTGCGATTGTAGAATCAGATATAAAGTCCATTGGTGGCATAATGTCATCATTCAATACAGCATTGTCGTATTGTAGAGTAACAGTGATTGTAACTGGGTCTGAAACCGCATAGTCTGT